CCAGGTAGCCATTAAGTGTCCTTCAAGGATTCTTTTTCAAATGCCTTGGCAATTCTATCAAGTAGCTTACCAACAAGTAATGCGTCTTTTCCTTTTATCGTGATGTTTTCTAAGGCTTGTTTTAAAAGAAACAACTCTTCTGTTTTTAGGTCAATTTTCAAGTTTCGCCTTATGGATATCAGATAGTTTATTAATTACTTTATAGGCAACTTCTACATCAACACCATCAAACTGACTTCTCATTAATAGCTTTAATAAGAAATCAGTTTCTTTAATAGTGAATTCTTGAGTTTCTTTAATTTTTGCTAAATGAGTTATTTTGCTCATTAAGCAGTCCTTAGGTATAATACTCCAGAAATGTTTTGTAAATGCCCCACAGGAACTTTTGTACTACTTGAATCAAAGCTACTATCTCTTCTTACTAACATTACATCACCTGTGTATGCAGGGGTTGTTGTTAAATCTGTTTCAACATTTGTACCTACGCACCACCTGTCATCACCTTCATCCCAGTAAAATAAAGCATTATGACCATCACCACCTCGTTCAACAATAATTCCAGCATCTACATCAGCAGTTGCAGTTTTATCACTATTCAACACTAGAGTGTTATCAGCAATTTCTATTTTTTCAGTTGCTGTTGTAATCGTAGTTCCTGTAACTGTTAAGTCACCAGCTACTGTTACATTACCAGTTGAATCTGCTAACGTAAGGGCTGTTGTGCCATCACTTGCTTTAATATCACTTCCACCAACAGTTAAATCCCCTGCTACTGTCACATTTGCACTTGACGTAGTTATAGCTACTGTATTATCACTAGCTTTAATGTCATTTCCACCTAATATCAAATCAGCAACAGAAAAGTTTGTTGAAGTGTCACCTGACTTTGGGGCGATTCCTGCTTCAGCTAGAGTTTGATTTATCCATTGAGAAGAACTATTATCATAAGACAATACTTCATTATCAGCTACACTTGTAATTGTTGCATCTGAGATATCATTCATCGCAACTGATGTCACATTACTCGTCCAGCTAAAACTTCCATCTCCATCAGATGCTAACACCTGACCAGATGAACCGTCACCTGAAACATTCAATGCTGAAGCATCAACTACGTTATTATCTATTGTAAATGCATTACTTGATACTGTTATATCACCATAATCTGCATCAACTAGACCTGCTGATTTTTGTGCTATCGTTCCTGAAGCATTCTCAACAACGACTTTTTTCCATGTTGCCATATAATCCTCCTATGATTGTTTGGCTATATACAAATCATCATTTATGAAAGCCAAACTCCCTAATGTTGGAGAACTAGGTTCAGATGATTTTTCAGTTAATATTAATGTTCCAGAAACAGTAGTAATCCCAGTCATTTCTAATGTATTTGTTCCAATCCATAAAGGACTACCAGTTCCATTTCCGTCAAATAATCTTTTATTAGCAGTAGTAATGCCTTCATTATCTGTACCGCTTGAAATCGTTAAAATATCTTTATATGTATTTGCTATAGTTTTGCTAGTTAAAGACATTATGCAATTCCTTGTAATGTTGATGAGTTATCACGTAATGCTACAATTCCAGGAGTTGTATTATTTAATCCCTGTAAGGTATTTGTTGATATACGTAAATCTTGCAATGTTGTTGTAGTGTCTAATAAACCAGATAAAATTTCTTCTGTGGACCAACCACCGCCATTTTCCCAATTTACAGTTTGCGATTCCCATACAATTTGAGCATTCCAAAAATTTGACAATCCCATTAACGACACTAAAATTCTCTCCCTTGAATAATAATAGAATTCTCTTCTGTCTTGTGAGAGTTCGCTTCCATTTTTCCTTCTGCACAGGCTTTCTCAAATTTCATTAAAAAATATTCAGCTTGTTTTATCTCACCTTTCTTTTCATAACCATGAGCGATTGCCTTATACGTTAAAGCTTCTTGATACTCTACAGGAATCACAGGAGATTCTTTCATTCCTGTTGCAATTCGCACATTATTTGAATTTGAAGGACCATTCTCTGCCGATACAAAAGGGCTATCATGCCTTGAACAATGAAGACTTAATGTTCCAGCAGTTGGTCCTGAAAGCGTTTTATTATTTCCACTTATATCGGCAACTGCGATTGCATCTTTATCTACCCACCATACTTTTGCCATTAGCTTATATCCAAATCTTCTGTATCAGGAATGCTTATTAGTCTGTCAATAAGTTTTCCATCAAAATACACTTTGTTAATTGAAACAATTTCATCATCAATTTGATACCAACGTACTCCATCAGTAACTGACTTTTGAAATACACCTCTTAAAATTTTTGTCTTTTTAGTAAACTCTCTTAATCCTTGGTTTAAATACACTCTAGCTTCTGCTTCTAGCATATCTGGATGATGAACCCTTATTAAATCAATTAATTGCTCTTGCGTAAGACCAAATCCGTGTGCTGGTGATATAAGACTACCATTACTACTTAATGTAGGATTGTTTTGTGGCATTTATTGCTCTCCTTGTGGGGTTGGTTGAGCCATTGCCCCTAATTGACCATTTAATCTTGCTATCTCATCTTTATACAATCCTGAAATCATTGCCATTTCTTGCTGGGCAACAGAAGCCAACTCTATATCTTCTTCTTCATGAATCATTTTATTTACTTTATGTTGTAATAATCGCATAGCAGAACCAATGACAACTGCGTATTCTGCTAAGTCTGGAAAATTTGTAATACTTGTATCTGACCATAATGGAGCAGGATAATTATTATAATGAACATAACCCCTGGTTGTCGCATCTGTATTTGCAGGGTCTGGCTTAATAAATAAACTTCCCCCAGTTGAAACTTGACCTTCGATATAATAGATAGGGCTTCTAATAGATGGTTCCATTAAGCTTCCAGAACTTGCTTGAACTTGTGCTTTTAGCTCTAAGGGAATTTCAATCGCTCCATAATTACCTCGTAATACCTTTACTATTTTTTTATCTGTAACAGTTAATCCAGCTGAGGAAGTTATTGTAGCTTGAATAGAATCCTGTATTAGAACAGAATCAGGCAATACATCAAGTACAGCCCTAGCAGACTGCTTTAAGAAATTGCTTAACATATCATTATAACTGTCAATATTTGCATTTCCAGTTACTGTTGTTGTTCCTGCTAGATTTTCTATTTGTGTTTTAAAATTTGCCATAGTTTAAGGTAGGGGCTATCCGAAGACAGCCCCCTTAGCTTTATTCCTTTTAATTAACCAGTAGAGACTTTTACAGCACCACTATCAGCCCAAAGTTGCCCAGCACTATTTGGGTCACTTGTAGGCAGATTCAGTTTTACTGTACCACCACTTTTTAATTCAAAGTCAACAGCAACATCACCAGAAATAGCCTTGACAACATGGTCAAGATTTTCTTTGGTTTTGCCATCTGCTGTGGAATTGGTTACTCCTGCACTTACTTTAGCCATTCGTTCCCTCCTATGGTGTTACCATTAAGGCATGAGATTCAATCAGACTTACACCAATACCTTCATCTGACATATATTGGTCTTTAACACCATCATAGTCATTTGCTTGTATAGAAGCCTGAAACTGTGGCTTTCTATATTGAGCATGGAATAAGTTTTCATCTGATACAATAAGCATATGCTTGTTGTAAGGACCACGAAGAACAGGTGTTGGAATCAACTGCAACATTCCGTGAGGTGTTTCAAGTACCCTATAGTTAAAACCAAGAGCATCACGTTTCATGTCGCCAAGATTTACTGTCCATCCAGAATCTCCAGAAAAAGAACCAGTATTTCCACCTTGTTTAGACCAGTAGCCTAAAGCTCCTGCTCCAACGAAAGCACGTTTTGTACCTGATGTTGGAACATATTGGAATATCTTTTCCATTGCATCAACAAACTCAGAGTAAGTATCAATATCACTAGATGCAAAGATATTTTGCTCATAACCAGAACTATTTCCGTGCTTATTAATTGCAGGAATAAGTCCCATTGTTGTACGAAGAGTATTTCCATCTACGTCACCAAGAGCTTCATTCTCTGTATAAACTGCATCTTTGATACCAGCTAGATTTGAACCAAAAAGGAAAGCACGTTCTTTTTGAATCTTATGCTCTTGTGATTTCATATCACGTAAACGAGCCAATTCCTTAGATTCTCCACGAAGAGAAGCTTGAAGAAGTGTACCTGTTACTTCAACTGGTGTTTTAAAAATCTGACATTGGTTGTAAACAACCGAAAGGTCGTTACTCCAAGCAGTTGGAGAGTTTGTACCCTCACCAAGTGCACTACCAATAACCATTGCGTAGTCAGTATTAGCAAGAGCGTTTGAACCTAGAGCTTCCAGCATTTTAAACTTGATTGTATTTGCTGATGGGTATGAAGTAATAACAGCTCGAAACTTTGAAGCGTCAGAGCTATCAAATACTTCAATCTCAAGTCCAATCAGATTAGCACCTACTTCAATTCCTTCAGGAGCTGAAATAGTTACGTTACTAGATTCAACATTTTTTGCTGGCATCGAACCATTTGCGATTGCTGTATCAATTTGAAACTTTTGCTTAACCCAAGGGTTGCGGTGTTCAAACATTTTGAAAGTAGGGTCTGCCATACCAGTAATTGTATTTTGATTAGCAACTACAGTAGTAAAAGGAGTCACATCTGTCCAAAGTTCCTTAACGACATTTGGACGAATGTAGAAATCTCTTCTATCGGTATAGAGGACACCTGAGGAGCCAAGATTTTTGGACCCTACGACTTTTGTGTCGGATTGTGCCATTTATATCCTCCTAAGATATTTATTTTTTATTCGCCATTAAGCCCAAGTTGAACAAATCAGCATCAGAGAAATTTGGTTCTGGATTGCCAGTCTGAATTGCAGTAGGCGTAGGAACTTTCATTCGCTGTGCTTGATTTTGCATTGCTTGAACTTTCTGTTTCATTGCAACCTCTTGCTGACTAGGAGAATTTCTAAACTTATCAAGTTGAACTAAGTTATCAAGAGTGATTGATTCTGGGGAACTATAGAACTTCAAAAATTCATCTGCTTTTTCACCAGCATAGCCAAATTCATTTATAAGGCGAGACTTCATACCATCTACAGCCTGAGCTTGTTGGTATTGTTCTTGCCGTTGTTGAAGTTGGGCTTCTTGCTGACGCAATGCTTCAATTCTTTGATTTTCCATTGTTTCTTGATAATCAATCATATTATCTCGATAATTATCTAATTCAACACGATATTTAAAGGAATTACTTTCCTGGTCCATATACGCTTCGGTTGCATCATAATTAGTCGGTTTGGTTGGACGCATTGGTTTCTTTGGTAATTCCGCAGATTTCTCTTGAGAGGGAACCTGAGGGTTATCACCAGAAAGTGACCTTGCTACATTTTTGAGAACTGCTGGGTTTTCTTGAATGTACTCCGCTATAGGAGCAACTTTCTCATACTGTGCTATTTTCTCACTCATTGCATCAAATTCACTTGCCTTTTGGTCGTACCGTGATTGCCAATACTGGTAACGATTTTGTTCGTTATCTGTATTCTCTGGCGTTTCCTGTGCTGATTGCTGATTTGCGAGTTCATCTTCAAATGCATCTAACACAGGAGCTTGAGCTTGTTCTACAGGAGTCTCAGCCTGTTGGGTGACATCCACATTTGAGTCTTCTCCCCAATACTGTTCTGTAACAGTTTGGTCTGAAGTCTCAGCAACGTTTTGGTCATTTACTATATCACTCATTTATTCTCCTTCCAATTTGTCTAAGAGACAGCAACTGGGTTTATTTTCTGTGACGTTATTTCCCTATTTTCTTCTTTTACCTTATTGAGTTCATCATTCAAACGAGCTTCATATAATTGAGAGGCTTTTTGTGTTTTGTTTGCTGAATCTGTCAATTTGGTCTTGAATTTTTCTATTTCTACTCGCTTCCTATCTGATACAGATTCTCTTTGTGCTGTTTGTAGGTCGCCTTGTAATTCTTTTATTTGCTCTTCTTGAGCTTGTACTTGCTGTTGTAATTGCATAATCATACTTGTTCTTTTTAGAACACCCTCAGTATCAGCAACTTCTGTTTGTTCCAACACTTCTTGTTGGTCAATAATGCCTTTTTCGTATAGATTCATATAATAATCGAATCGTGCCCATCTATTTGATGGTAAGGTGCTTCCACTTACAACAATTAAATCGTACTGCCCAATAGTTACATCGTTCATTCTTCCTAGAACTTCCCCAGTAAAATCATCATACAATGGTTGATTCATTGTAGCTTCAGAAACCACCCCATCTGGCTTCATTAATCGAATAGTTTTTTCATCTGTATATGTCTGCTGTATAAGATTTACAATAACCTTCCCCATTTGGTTAAGCATAGCGTCAATATCATCCAATTTTGATTTAATCCTACGCTGTGCATATTCATCAATAGCCACAGTACCTTTGTATGTACTGGGAGCAGAACTAGGGTCTCCATGTTGTAACGGATGGATTCCCAATATGTGGTAAATACTTGTTTTTGCATCTTCTCTATTTTTATATAATTCATTGGGCAGAGGGACTGGACCAGCAACAATCGGCTGTCCTAACTCTGGGTCATATTCTATCACACCTGTTCCAGCTCTTGACCACTCTTCTTCGAGCTGTTTCCTATTCATCGAACCTCTAGGTATTAATAGTTTTGTATTTGTAGAAGAACTAGCATGAGCAATGATAAGAGAAGTAATCTTATTAATATACTCCTGTATTGGTTTAATAAATCGCACATCGCTCATAGGATATGGATTTCTATTATGCCTATTCATCAGCGTAACAATAGGATATTCTTCAATATCCATTATCTGTACCGCAATCATGATTCTTCCAATAGAGAGTACACGCTTGATTCTGTCTACTAATACCTTATTACAAACAACTATTCCCTCTGCCTCTAACTCTGCCATAGAAACGATAGTGATTCTTGTCGTAGAACCTGGAACTGCACCTTCATGCTCTTCTCCAGGCATAGGCATCGGTTGTCCAGTTTGTTGGTCAATCATCATATGGAACACTTCGCCTATCTGTTCCACCATTCCTATTAATTCTTGTACCTTGTATTTATCTGTAACGTGCTCAATTCCTTGTGAGTTTTCAACAATACAAGCTGGAGACTGTAAAAAATCCTGATACTCTGCATCTGCATGAATAAACTCGTTTCCATTGGTTGTGTCTACACAATGCCAAAATGGTAACTGAACTTTTTCGTATCTATCTATTACTTGGAATTTCTTACTATCTGTCTCATTTGTATCTTCAATAGGACCAATTCGCTGGTCTAATTGAGATGTATCTCTATTGTTAGAGGGGTAATAATCATTTGTGCTTTCTACCATTTGTGAAAGAAGAGTTCCTCCCCCTTCACCAGAGCTTTTTACTACTTGTGGATACGCATTGCGTACTTGTTCTCCTGTTAAAATTTTAGAAATAATAATATTACTCGCATCTCTACAGAACGTGTCTCTTGATGCAGGGTCAATAAATAAATCAAATGGGTCTATCGACTTAAAACAAACCTCTCCTCTGCCAAAATCCATCATAGGGTCTACATAAGCAAATAAAGCTCCAAGACCTTTAACATAATAATCATCAATAACTTGCTTTAATTCTGTATTTCCATTCGATATATCCCAGATATAGGACATAATATCAGAAAAGACTCTTCCGACTTTTGTATCGCTATCTTCTCTTCCTGTCGATTGAAACTTTGGTTTATTTGCAGTAAGGAGTGCCTTTGCCTGTTCAACGGCTGGATGAACTACATTGTCAATAATCGGACTCTGTGCTCTTCCTTTTAATACTTTTACTTGGTCAGCTGTCCATTGGGAACTGTTCCTGAATTCATCATCTTCCATTGCCTGACTTGCCCAATCAGAGCGTTGTCCGTGATATTCTCGTAGTAGGTCTTCTGACCTTTGGACTTCTGGATGAACATTAATTGGCATAAAATTGTGACGAAACTAGGAATGCACATACATCAATCCTCAAGTGCTTTTTTACTATACTGTCATCCAATCCACAACTTTTCGTACAGACATACCCAAAACAGGTATTTTTTCATCTGTTTTTTCATGATGAGGTGTGTAAGAACCTTTATTCGCATAGTACATTCCATCTAAAAGGTCATCATGCTTTCCTCTAGGAAATAACAACAGCTCATTAATAAGGTCTTGCATATTTTTGTCTATATGCACCTGCCCTCTAGCAAAGATAGGTTGTAAACTTTCTAACCTTCTGCTTTTTGAGTTTCGAGGGTTTTCTTTTACATTTAAGCCAGGAATAAAGAGTTTTTCATCCTCACATCGCTTTATTACGTATTCTCGTAGCATTTCCTGATATCCTACGCTTTCAATCCGTGTTTTTTGAGAACGATACTTACGGAAATTGTCTACTATAGCTTCAGCTAAATTCAGAGGAGTAGCCCTTTTCCTGTAATATGGCAATACATACCTGTTCCCATCTTTATCCACACCAATATTGAAAATTACACTATAATCTGCTGTTTGCTTTGTACTGGAAGCAGGGTCTACTCCTGTGAAAATATTTATAGGTATTTGTCTTTTTTCAGGCTTTTCCATTTCTAAATAAGCGTTTTTTTCGTTATCTAGCCATACTTTGCCTTTATAATAACGAAAATCATCTGCTCTAAATAGCTGGTCCTCATCACCTACTATTTCACACATATATTCACGATAAAACACCGAAAGTCTGTTAATTGACTCTAATTCTTCTTTTTTCTGTTGTAATTTTTTTATTGACCACCAATCTTCCCATAATGCCACCCCTTTATCCATATCTGGCTTGTATGATAAATTCTTCCAACCTTTCATTTCTTTTAAGGTTTCTACCATGCATCGCTCATGTTGAGGAGTCCCAATTACAATTAGCCTTCCTTTACGAGGGTCAACTGAAGGAACAGCCGATTGCAATAACCATCTGAGATTAGATTCCATCGCTTCGGCTGTTTTGGTATTGTTTTCATCCTCAGGGTCATCAATGATAATAAGTGTTGGACGTTGGTTCCCTATTTTTATTCCTCGTAACTGCTGACCTGTCCCTTTACATATCACCATTGACCCATCCTTCAGTTCTATTTCTGTCTTTGCCCAGCTTTTTGCTGAATGAGAACCCCAGTATCCAAATAATTGCCTACATTGTTCACTATAGTCCAATGTGTCTTTAATTAATCCCAGTAGTTTCACAGCGTGGTCTTGCGTTCTAGAGCATAATACTATCAACTTTTTGCCTTCTCCGAAGAATAAATGATGCATTGGCAAGATACCACCTACAATAGATGACTTGGCATGACCACGAGGAGCAATAATATTTATCTGTTTATTGCCATAATTCATAATATGTTTCGTTAAATCATAGTGAAAATCAGGAGATTTAGCCGAAAACATATTGGGAATACATACTTTCCCAAATAGCATCATATCACTTCTTAACTTCTGAAGTACCCTTTTTTGGTCTTTCTTTTCCATTTCTTCTCTAATATCTTTATTTTTTTCTCTAATTCTTGAATTGCTATAAATAATTCATGAGTAGTGCCTTCCCAATCTTTCAATAGTCTTTCCCCAATAGATACTCTGTTGTGTCCAAGTATGCACGTAATCCCATATCCTCAGCTACATCCTGCATAACTTTCATAAAATTATCCAGTTTTTTAGTATCTATTGCGTTTGCTTCGATTATTACGTGTCTTTTTTCTTTTGGTCTTGGTCTTTTTGGGCTTGGTTCTTCTATGATTAACTCTAATTTCATTATACATCCTGTTTCCTTTCCAGTTTGAGTTGTCTAGATTCTTCAGATTCTATCTCATCCAAAATCTTTTTTGTTACATCTATCTGTACTGTATCTGTTACTTGGCTTTTATTAGGTAACATATCCATAATTCGGATATATTGTTCTGCACCACGTAACATATTGCTAGGGTCTCCGTTTTGTTTAGCCAATTCTATAGCCTCAGAGATAATATCAAGCACATCTCCTTGATTCATGTCCCTATCATCTAGATATTCCTGTATTTTTTTATCTACCATACGTTTTACACTCTCAGTTTTAAATAATCTTTTTGCTGTCAGGTCTGGTTTTTCCTGGTCTTTGCGATATATCTTCCCTAATTGGTGCCAATCTATCTTTCCAGTTTGCATCATCATCTGTACATATACATTTACAGCGTTTTTTGTACGTGTCCTGCGACTTTCTCGCTCTTCCCATGTCATTACCCCACATTGACCATATTCTCCTGTATCTCGATGATTTTCATACGTTAATTTTGCTCTATCAGATATCCACATCCTGCCATATGGCACTACAATCTGCTCTGCATCCTTATATTTCTTCCTTTGGATGCATTCTGCCACGTATCCATCATCAGAAAGGCATAAATCACCTTCTTTTGCTTCTTTCCAGTAAACATAGTCCAATTCACGGTCTATTGCCTCTTGTTCTGTATGAACAAAATAGGTGACATCGTTCCAATCGTTAACTTTTAATCTTCTCGTTACTAAATCCATGAGGAATCTTATACTTTTTAAGTGTTTTAGGGCACATACGCCCCTTTAAACAAATCTCTATAAATGCCTTTAATAAATAATAGCCACCTTGGAAACGTGGTCTAGGGTAGATTCTTTCTTCATTCAGGAAAAACTGCAATCCCATTAACATCCAGTCATAATAGGTCATGGCAGTATTCTTATAAAATACAATTTTATCATCAGGGTGCTTGTGACCCTTCTTAAAGGTGACTTTATGGGACATTAGTTTCCCATCACCTGTAATGTACATTACTGTAATGTATATAATATAATACAGTAGAGTACACTACTGTAATGTATACATTACTGTAAAAAAACAACCAAAAGGTAGTATTACGCAAGGGTTTTTTAATCATATTTTGGTATTTTTTTCAGATTTTCTAACATTTCGGGTTGAAATGACTTTAAAAGCTCGATTCTGTCCTCTATTTGAGACTCAGCGTCTATAATGCTGAAATTGACTAATAACTCCTCATATTCATCTGGGGTCATTTTTACGAGTTCAAACTGCTTCTTTTCTTCATTCCAACGTTCAAATTTCATAGCAGATTATACATTTTGAAGTACAGGAAGCCTCAAGTCCATTTTCAAAATTGGTCGTAGAATGCGTGTGGGTAATATATGGTAATCCCACCCCCCCACGTAAGGTTGCCTAGGGCACCTTTTCACGTTGAAACTTTTCGTTCATTACGTTACATCACTCACAGCCCAGGGCAACCTTAGTGGGTCCCTTGCTCTATGTGGACATAATAATAAATAAAGGAGAATAAATTATGTTTGATGTCAGATTAAGTGGTGAAGTTCGTGGTAGGCTTGAAGTGTTAAATAGGGATAAACGTGGGAATATTATTCCCCTTGATGATTATTCTGCTGATGAACTTCAGTCAATGGTAGATAGCTCTTCGAGTGTTACAATATACTTGAAGGATGAATC